AGGAACTGCTCTTACCTAGAGATCGACAATCTAAAATCTTTCTCCAATCTGATGTATATCCTGATGTGTGGAACAGGCGTTGGTTATTCTGTTGAACGGCGTTGCACCGATAAGCTGCCCGTTGTTCCAGATAAAATCAATAAAATGTTCGACAATGTTCTTAGTGTACCGGATTCCCGTGAAGGCTGGTGCGATTCCTTAGCGCACTTGATTACCCAACTATACAATGGGGTTCACCCCAAGTGGGATACGAGCCTAATTCGGAAGGCTGGAGAAAGACTCAAGACTTTTGGTGGCCGCGCAAGTGGCCCCGCTCCATTAGAGGAAGTGTTTCGGTTTGTAGTCCAGACTTTCTACAAGGCTCAGGGACGAAGACTAACTCCTCTGGAGTGCCATGATATCTGCTGCAAGATTGCCCAGTCTGTTATTGTAGGTGGCGTCCGCCGCTCTGCTATGATCAGCCTGAGCGACCTAGCAGACCGTGAGATGGCTACCTGCAAGAGTGGTGCGTGGTGGGAAGCTTCCAATCACCGTGCCCTAGCGAACAACTCTGCGGTCTACAATGGCCGTCCCTCAATGGGCCAGTTCCTTGAGGAATGGACAGACCTGTACAACTCCCATAGCGGAGAGCGTGGTCTCTGTAACCGTGATGCAATGAAGGCCATTGCCAAGACTGCTGGCAGAGATGCCGATGTAGCCTATGGTACTAACCCTTGCTCTGAGATTATCCTCCGTCCAAATGAGTTCTGCAATCTATCAACGGTTGTGGTCAAGGCAGAAGATAATCTAGAGACTCTGACTAAGAAGATTGAGATGGCAACAATCATCGGTACAATCCAGAGCATGTTCACTCACTTCCCATATCTTGCTCAAGATCCTTCTTGGGTAAAGAACTGTGAAGAAGAGAGACTGCTTGGGGTATCAATGACAGGCATCTTCGACAACAAGCTTATGTCAGGTATCCTTGGTCATGGCAAGCTAAAGCATGTCCTTGAGAATCTCCGTGAGACTGCAATTAAGACTAACCTAGATTGGGCACAGACACTAGGAATTAATCCAAGTAAGTCAATTACTTGTATCAAGCCAGAGGGTACAACCTCATGCTTAGCTAGTTCTTCCTCAGGTCTGCACCCACGCTATGCAGATTATTATTATCGTCGTGTTCGTATTGACAAGAAGGACCCACTGTATCACCTAATGCGTGATGCTGCGGTTCCTGTGGAAGATTGCGTAATGAACCCTGCTTCTACTGCAGTGTTCACCTTTGTTCAGGCTGCTCCAGTTGGTTCGCTAACTCAGAATGAACTACAGGCAATCGACCACCTCAATCTATGGCTCACTTATCAGGAGTCTTACTGCCAGCACAAGCCATCTATCACCGTCAACTACGATGATAATGAGTTCATGCCAGTAGGACAGTGGGTATGGGAGAACTTTGACAAGATCTCCGGTATCTCCTTCCTGCCCAAGTCCGACCATGTGTATGCTCAGGCCCCCTTTGAGGCTATCTCCAAGGAAACCTATGCTGCATATCAGCATGTCGATGTAGACTTCAAGATGCTAAGCCATTACGAATTAACAGACACAACAACATCTTCCCATACAATGGCATGCACCGCTGGTGCTTGTGAGGTCATAGATCTCAAGGGATAATAAATGGGTAAGCCTAAACATACTACTGCAGAACTACAGGCTGAACTTGGAACACTGCAAACAAACATACAAGATTATTCTTTATTACAGAATAAACTTACTGGTTTAACACCAGAAGCAATTATAGCACAACAGCCAACTGTTGATACTTTTTTAAATGCTACTAAAGAAACAAAACTTAACGATGTAACGGTTTCTAATTATTCTGATGTTTATAATACTGAATATCAAAAAGTAAAAGATGTTCGTTTTACTGTAGATAAAACAGTAGATAACAATGCAGCCTTTTATGTGTTTGATTCTGCTACTGAAGCTAAGAAGACTACAGAACAAAAACTAGAAGCTGAAACTAAAGCAAAAGAAGATTATGCGGCACAACAAGAAAGAATAAAGAAGTATGTGGAAGGTGTGCAAAACACAACTACACAAAAAGTTTTTAATTCTTACTTGCAATCTGTTTTAGATGAAAGTTATTCCGATTTACAAAAAGGTTTTATCACCAGCGATAGTCCTTTGTTTAATAGAACTGCTTTTAATAAAGCATCTAATAAAAACAAAGACACTAAAAATGTTTGGGTGACTGATTCTAGAGGAGTGCGTCGTTTACAAACAATTTATATGTATAAAGATGATGCAGCTTCAAAGCTTCAACTTGATACAGTAACTTCTTTATATCAAGAAAAGTTTAATAGTGATACTAATCTACAAAAGACTTGGCTAGATAAAATACTAAAGCCAATGAATCAGCGTGTTACTAAAATCACTACAGAACTTAAGAAAAGAACTTAATATATGACAACTAAGTTAGATCAAATGAGACTAAAGCTTGAGATTGCCTCGCCACTTCCACTACCAGAAGTCAAGGTACTACTCAAGGATATCTATCGTCAACTAGACGAGATGCAAAATGAAATTAGAAAAATTTCCGAAAATAGACCCAGACCTAATATTGGTTCTGGAAAGTCTTTATAAGCCTCTTGAATACGACCCTGACGAACTTAGTGAATACTTCACAAGGAACGCTGCTTTCAGGGCAGGACAGATAGAGGTCGTAAATAAACTTAAGGCTGTGCTACGGCAACAGCAAGGAGGCAATTAATATGGGCGGAAGTCCTAAAATTAGTGGTGGAATGACTTATGCAGAACAGCAGAAGTTAATGGCTGATGAAAGAGAATTTCAAAAGCAACAAGAAGAAGAGCGACGAAAGGCAGCAGAAGATGCTGAGACCCGAAGAGTCGCAAGAGAACAAGCCGACAGAGCCAAAGCTAAGGCAGAGGAACAAGCGGCAGTTCAAGAAGCTACACAGGCCGAGCAGGAAGCAATCCTAGAAGCTCAGGCACAAACAGAAGCAACACAATCCAGTTCTATTCAGGGGTCCAATACTAAGGCATTGGATTTTTATTCTTCCCTATATAATGGAATTAAAACAAAGTAAGGAGGTAGGTCATGACAGTACTATTAGCAGACCGCTTCCGAATGCTGGATGCAATGCGAACATCCAAGCTATACCGATCAAGACTGTGTTCAGCATTAACTATTCCAAGTCTTCTTCCACCTAGTGGCTGGACTGAGGAAATGGAATTAGTACAGCCCACATCATCTGTGGGTGCAAGAGGTGTAACTTCACTGGCTAGCAGAATGCTTTCTGCATTGATGCCTTTGAATGATACACCCTTTTTTAAGTTTGGTCTACGGTCTGGTGTTGAACCTACCGCAGAGATTCAGCAATACTTAGAGACCATGAGTTATCAGGTCTACCGAAAGCTGACTAGTACGAACCTACGAGAAACAATTTATCAGGCCATTCAGAATCTTGTTGTAGTAGGTGATTGCCTAGTACATGAAATGGATGACTTTAAGTTTCGTTGCACCCGTTTAGATCACTATGTTGTACAACGCACCGTATCTGGGGAAGTAAGTGAAATTATTCATGTTGAATACGATCTAGTAGATCCCACAGCAATTAGTCAGACCTTCATGCTGCCCGAATCAGCAAAGGTTGGATACAAGAAAACCTATTGTCAATATGTAAAGCAGGAGGATGGAACATGGCAGTATCGAAAAGAAGACAGCGATGGAAACCCTCTAGCCAGTGGTGTTTACGAAGTATGCCCAGTGACTGTTCTACGGTGGTATGGCATACCCGGAGAAAACTACGGGAGATCGCATTGCGAAGATATCCTCGGAGATCTGTCAAGTCTTGATGGATACACCCGCGCCTTGTTAGACGGCATGGCAGCAGCCTCAGCATTCTGGATGGGTATTGATCCTTCTGGTATCACTGAGGTTGATGACATTGCGGATCTCCCAAATGGTGCATGGGTTCCTGCAAGAACTCAGGATGTCTTTACCATCTCTCCTTCACAGACAATGAATCCACAGGTAGCTACTGCTCAGTCTGCTATGCAAATGATGCGTGGTGAGATTGGCCAAGCTTTCCTAATGTCCAGTGCATCTATTCCAAGTGGTGATCGTGTAACTGCAACCGCAGTTCGTATGATTGGTTCTGAGTTAGAGACCGTCTTAGGTGGCGCTTTCTCAGCTATTGCCCGTGATCTTATGGAACCGCTGGTTAAGCGTACTGTATTCCTAATGATTGATAATGAAGAACTAGATCAGAGAATGTATGAACAATTCTTTGATACAGAAGGTTCCCTCAGTGTCAGTATCATCACTGGTCTACAGGCCCTTAGCCGTGACACAGATCTACAGAAGCTTATGCAGATGGGTGAGATGGTTCGTAACCTTCCCCCCGAATCTTATACAGTCTTCAAGTGGGACGAGTATGCTAGAGCACTAATCACTTCACTAGGCTTTGATGCTCGTAACTGGGTACGCAGCCCCGAAGAGATTCAGGCTCAACAGGCAGCACAGCAGCAGCAGATGATGCAGCAACAGATGATGCAGTCCGCAGGACAGGCAACAGCCGGAGCCATGGGTAACCTAATGATGAACGCTGGTCAGCAAGACCTCGCTCAAACTGGGGGTCAAGGTATCCTAAATGTACTACAGAATTCAGGTGCTGATATGTCAGCCTTTATGGGAGGTCAGTAATGGCTAAGAAAGTAAACAAAGCTAACATGCCTTGTAATCAACCACGCAAGTCTCCTAACCCCGCTAAGAAGCGTGTAGTAAAAGCTTGCGCTAACGGGCAAGAAAAGATTATTCATTATGGAGCAACAGGCTATGGTAATAATTATAGTGCTGGTGCTCGTAAGTCTTTTCGTGCAAGACATAAATGTGGATCTGCAAAAAATAAACTTTCTGCACAATACTGGGCATGTAAAGATCTCTGGGGTGGACCCGGTAAGTCTAAGACATCATGCCCAAAAGGTAGAAAGTGTAAAAAATAATGGCTAAAGATGCATGTTATCGCAAAGTAAAATCCCGCTATAAGAAGTGGCCTTCGGCTTATGCCTCAGGTGCTTTGGTTCAGTGCCGTAAAGTTGGTGCTGCAAAGTGGGGCAACAAATCCAAGAAGAAAAAGTAATGGCTAAAAAGAAAAAGAAAGCAGACTTTTCTCTTGAGAAAAAGAAAGGGTTACATGGTTGGTTTGCACGAAACAACGGAAAAGGTTGGATCGACTGCAAAACAGGTAAACCATGTGGTCGTAAGAGTGCAAGCGAAAAAGGTAGAAAGTATCCTGCCTGTCGCCCAACCAAATCAATGTGTACTGCTAAAGGCGTTCGCGCCAAAAAAAGTGGTAAGCAAGTAAGGTGGGAATAATGCCATTCAAATCTCGTCAACAACAAAAGTTTATGTACGCTGTACATCCAAAGATAGCTGCCCGGTGGCAAAAAGAAACACCAAAGGGCAAGCTTCCTAAAACAAAAAGGAAGAAAAAGAAATGATTCATACACACACAATGACACAACTAAAGACAGCGCAAGATCCTATGAAACTTCTTGCTCCAACAAGTCTTTCAGTTATGAATGCTTATGGGGCTAATAAACCAGCAACTAGTATTACTACATCTGCTGGTGCTATTATTATTCCAAACTCAAGTTTAAATTATGTAAAACTAGTTCCTGTTTTTGCTAGTTCTGGATTAACTTCTCCTATTAAATTTAAAGTAACTGGTTATTCTAAGACTAATTCAAATCCACCAACTCAGATTCCTCAGTTGTTGTTTGAAGGTCAAGCTACCCTCTATGCTAACAACTTTGATTATTTATCCGCAACTGGTTTAACAGCTACTCTTGCTACAGGTACTGCTGTTGTAACAGTAGCAAGTACTGCTGGTTTACAAGTTGGACAAACTCTTGTTAAAACATCTGGTGCTGGCGCTTTTGGCGCAACACCAACAATTACAGCTATTAACTCTGGTACTCAGTTTACTGCAAGTGTAAATCATGCAACACTTGGCGCCATTACTTTTGATGTTAGAGCATTTACTAATTTTAATGTGCCTCAAACAATTGTAAAACTAAATGGTGATGGTAAAATTTACAATGCTACTGGTATTTCAGACACTGCTTTTGTATTAGTAGATACTCTTGGTTGTGAGCTTGTTGAAGTTGAGTTCTTCCACGGAGCAGCAACAGCAGCAAATTCAGCTAATGCTTTCTACGGAGTATTATAATGCATAGATTTCGTTCTTGGACTTTAGATCCCCCTGAGTGGAGAACGCAAAGAAATCGTTTGCTTCCAGCTGAAGGTGGGGATGGTTCTACTTTGTCATTAGATTTTACTACAGGTATGCTTGATCCACGCCTAACATTTACACGCGGTACTAACGCCACCTTCATCAACTCGCAGGGGTACGTCCAATACGCTGACGCGAACTTGATTCAACAGAGCGAGTCTCTGCAAACGTCACCGTGGAGTGCTCAAGGAGGAACTGTACAGGTTCTCGATGTTGACACAACAAACCCAATCGGTGGGCCAACATCAACCAGACTGACGGCTGGAAATGCAAACGGCGCAGTTCTTCAAGTCCCGACCATTACATCTGGAGTGCCGCACACAATTCGCTTTTGGGTTCGCGCTGGTACGGCCACGAGGATTGACGTTGGATACTTCAGTGGAGGTTTCCAGACGGGAACCTGTTCCGTGGTGTCAGGTGGAACGGCGACGATTGTTGGTAGTACCTTGTTCTCGATTACGAATCTGACTACCACTTGGACGCTGATCCAGATTGTGCTGACTGCTCCAGTTTCCGGTGGTTCATTGCTGTTCTATCCGGACACGGCTGGATCGCCAACATCTGGAACAACGCTGTTCATGTGGGGTGTGCAGATGAATGCCGGAACAACCGCATCGCAGTACTACAGAACGACCACGACCGTCTACCAAGCCCCCCGCTTCGACTACGACCCCACCACTACACCGCCCACGCCTCGCGGGTTGCTGATTGAGGGAGGTGCTAACAGTCTTGTTGCTAGAAGTCAGGCTCTAAATCAATCTGCGTGGCTCAAAACTGCAGCAACGAGTATTTCTGAAACAGGTACAGGCTCTCCGGCAAATGACGCAACATCTAATGTCCTAACGTGGACAAATGGAACGGCAGTAGGGAATGCGTACACGGAGCAATCGGGGCTTCCTGTGTCTGGTGGTCAGCCGTATACATGGAGTGTGTGGCTGAAGAACCGTGGCAATCGACGGGTATCGGTGTTTGGATTTACCAAGACATCAGCAAATGCCTTTTCAGGCAACTTGGAAATGACCGTTGATTTCAGCGTGGCAACTCCAACCGCAAGCATAACTGTGTCCACTAATTTCACCAGCACATCTGTGACGCCACCAGTTGCGTTTGGAAACGGGTGGTATCGCTGCACGATGACTGGAACGACTCCAAGCAACGCGGCTGTAACTGGTTTTGGTATCTCAAACAAAGATGCTGTTCCAGCAAGTGGAACAAACGGCTGCGAGGTTTGGGGCGCACAACTAGAAGCAGGCTCCGGAGCATCCTCGTACATTCCGACCGGGGCAAATCAGGGGAGCAGAACAAAAGATATTTGCAACATCACGGGATCAAACTTCTCGTCTTGGTTTGTTGATGGACCGGGAACGATTGTGGCGCAATCTGACAATGTGAAATTCAATACACGCAATCTGCTCTGCGAATTTAACAAAGATGCATCGAATTACATTCAGATGGGAGTCGGAGCAGGTGCGGGAAGCGGTGAAGCCTTGTTCTACAACCCGAACGGATTTTCTCAAAGCGGCACTACTCCATCGTTGAACACCGCATACAAGTCCGCATATGTTTGGGATACGGACTATTTCAAAATGTGCCTAAACGGAACTTTGGGTAGTGCCGATACTAATGGAAACATCGTGTCAAGCGGAATGGTTAATTTAAGTATTGGCGGTGATCTAACCAATCCAACCGATGTTTACATCAAGAACGGCCATATCCGCTCGTTGAAGTATTGGCCGACTCGTCTTCCTGATGCTCAACTCCAAGCCCTCACCACAGGATAAAAACATGGACTACCTACTCCGCGCAAATACAAAAGAACAAATGGAACAAGCTTTGATTAATGCTGCTTTACTTGAAGTACGCACAATTGATGAACAAGAAGTTAAACTTCCAGTTTCAGGTGTTTATGTTGACCACATCGGTACAATCACAAAGGCAGCTATAACTGAGGGCGAAGGTGAGGATATGGTCATTACGCTCCCTAGCACAACAGATACACGCTGGCATACTAATATTCGTGTCACCTTTGAATTAACCGAAGAACAGATAGATGCTCTTCCTCAGGTCGATCCACCTCCATCAATTCCATACAGGATATTTATATAATGGCAAAGAAAACATATAAGTGTAACTGTGGTAAGACCACAACATGCACTGGTAAAGACGCACAAAAAATAATGTACCCAAAGAAAGGAAAGAAATGAAGAAACCAATGAAGAAGGCAGTCAAGAAGACTGCAGAAAAGAAGAAGGCAGCTGTTAAGAAGATGGCTGCTAAGAAGAAGTCTTATTAATTTTTAACTCTAACGAAAGATATATACTATGAATGAAGAGACTCCCGTATCAGCTGAACAATCCTCACAGACTCAGGCTGGTGCATTGGAACAATCTCTTACATCGACTCCAGAGGATGCTATTCTCGCCCGTGAGAAGGTTGCCTTTGACGCTTATGTAAGAAACCAAGGCATGCAGATTCCTGAAAACTTTAAGGATGCTGGTGCTTGGTTTGAAAGCCTTAAGAACGCTCAAAAGGAATACACTAAGTCACGACAAGAAGTAGCAGATCTCAAGAAGAAGTATGTGGACCCCAATGAAGTTGCTAATCCCAACTACAAGCCAGAGGCAACCCCAGTTGCTCCCAAGGCTGAAGAGGTTCCAAGCATTCCTGAGATTCTAAAGATCCCGGAGAACAAGCCAGAAGCCGCTACGCCAGCAGCCCCTGCTGTTGCTACTGAAGAAGACTGGAAGAAGTGGACTGTAGAGTTCGCTACTAACAATGCTCTATCAGAGGAAACCATTAAGACAATTCAAGAGAAGACAAAGCTTCCAGAGTTTGTTGTTAATGAGTATATGCAGGGCCAGAAGGCAAAGCTAGAGATGGCTTATACAAAGGCAAGTGAACTAGTTGGTGGTCGTGACGAACTAAACAAGATGTTCGTCTGGGCTTCCAAGAACCTCACTCCTGCCGAACAGGAATCAATTAACCGTAACCTTGCTTCACCTTCTTGGGATGTAGCCCTCTATGGCCTACAGACAAAGTATGCTAAGTCTACCCAGACTAGCAAGCCCAACGAACCTAAGCAGTCTGCAAAGGCTCAAGTTAATTTTGCTTCCACACAACAGGGAATCACTGCTTATCAAACTAAGCGTGAGTTCTCTGCTGAACGAAACAATCCAATGTTTGAATCAAATCCAAAGTACCGCGCTTATGTGGAACAGCGGATGATTCGGACAGACTTTACAAACCTACCCAAGTAATCCGTTTTTCGAGACACCGGATTCCTTTTGAAGTCCCATGAAAAGCAAAGCCCCCATATGGTAATGGCTGGCTTTCATGGGACTTCGCTCGACTACTAGACTCTTTTTGAACAATCAAAAGGTTGAGTTTCAAACTTAGTCTCAAATAAAAAACAAGTTTCTATTTAAGGAGAAACACATATGGGATTTCAAGCAGGTACAGATAATATCGCAGCAGCAAATTTTGCACTAGTTCGCACAGGAGCTGGAGATGCTCCAGATAGCTCAGGAGTAAATAAGCTATGGCTCCCACTATGGAGCGGCGAAGTAATTAACGCATACGATCAGTTCAATATGTTTGAGAGCATCATTACCACCAAGAGCATTGCTGGTGGTTTTTCTTACGAGTTCCCAATGACTGGAACCGTTGATCTAAATTCATCATGGGATGCTGGTGAAGAACTACTTGGTGGTAGTTCAACTAGCAGCTCTTTCAAGGTTATCCTTGATAAGCGTCCAATGGCAGCTCACTTTGAGACTGATAA